AACTAACGCTGGCGTGTCTGGCCTTGTTCCTGCGCCTAATAGTGGAAAAAATACAAGAGCGTTCTTCTCTAATTCTCAATTTCAGGAAATTCCTTGGCTTCCCCAGCATAAAAACACGGCCAGCGGAAACTACATAATGACGGCCAACATTGGCGCAACCGTTGCTGGTGCTACTTTAAGCACGGCGAAGCAGAGGCGTTTCAATCTAATTTATGTGCCATCGGACGGAAACATTGATGTTTTGGGTTACAGAACATCAACTGCTCCGTCCTCATCTGTTAACTGCCATGTTGCGATTTGGCAGGCTGCCGAAAACGGCGAACCATTTACATTTGTTTGCGGTGGAATTGCCGCTTGTGGAACCAGCGCAACAACAACAATAACCATCTCAATCAGTCCCTCCGCCTCAATTACAAGGGGCTTTTATTATATGTCATTGACACCAGAAAGCGCACTTTCATCAACATCTTTATTGTGCGTCTCTGCCTCTGATAACGCCATTCAATCGTCTTTTATAGGGGTTGCAGACATCAGCTTGGGTGCGCTGTCATTTAATTATACCGCAACAAATTACGACCAAACAACGCATGAATCTTTTTCGCGTTCTGCAATAGCAGTTCCCAGAATGGGTTTCCAATATGTCTAATTTTATGGGAGGAAAAACATTACATTACCATGCAGACGGAACTTCGATTTTTACCGATACCCGCACCATCGAAGAAGCCCACAAGGAAAACATCACCCGCATCCGTGAATTGGTGACGGCCAAGATTCTTGAGGCTGGGTACGATGAGATTTGGCAACGCAACGCCGCCCTTGGATTAGTGGATAATGTGGAAGCAGGCAAATCCTATATCGCCAGCCTTCGTTCGGCCTACCACGACTACAAGGCAAGGCTCCTAGCCAGCACAAGGGACGAGGCCGATGCGGTGAATTTTGTGTCTCCGAGTGTGCCAGAGGGTCTGTGAGCTGGCTCTTCCCCACCAAACTCCGTACCCGGCTGGCCCGCTGGCTGCTACGCTTGTCTTTGCGATCTTGCCTGACGGAAAACGACTACGCCTGTTTTGTCGAGGCCGAGAAGTGCGCGGACACCAGCAACGCCATGAGCAGGGAGACAAAATATATCGGCAAAGTAAAACACCTCCTTTCCGTCAACCGCTCGATCAAGCAGCTCGTCTTAGACGGGCGGGATCGGGAAAGCATTGAGGCTGCCGTGGTTCATCTGGCCGTCGCCTTAAAATTTTTGGAGGAGCGCGGGTCGTGAGTGCCGACGAAATCAGCGAAATCCGTGAAAAGCTGATGACCAATTCCGAGCGTTTGGTCAGGATTGAGACTCAGATCACCGTCCTAGCCGGGATGCTGGAGAGAAGCCTGTCCGGCTTTGGCGACCTGGCCAACCGGGTCTCAACTCTGGAACACTTGCGGACACGGCTGATCGTTTTAGCTTCAGTCGTGGGGGCTGGCTTCACGCTGGCGTGGGAGTTTCTTAAACAAAAACTGGCAGGAGGATAAATGGCTTCATTTTCAAAAGGCACTAGTTTTACTGACGGCGTAACCGGCGACGTGACGGCGGCCAAGCTGCACGCACTAGTGGACGCGGCCACCCCTGTGGGCGGCTTTGTCACCGACCGCACCGCCAAAACCAGCGTGGTCGGGGCCGATCTGATGCTGATTTCTGACAGCGCCGACTCCAACAATCTAAAGAAGGTTTCGATCACCAACCTGGCCAACAACCTGCCCACCGCCGTGATTACCACTGGCACGATTGATACCGCCACGCTGGGGACGACCACTGGCACACTGGCCACCTTTACGAGTGCCACAATTACGACAGGCACAATCACGACCGGCGTGATCCCGACTCTGACCAGCACGACCCTGATTACCAGCGGAACAGGCACAGCCTCCGCCCCCGCCATCGTCCCCACAGGCGACACCAATACCGGCCTCTTCTTCCCCGCCGCCGACACGATTGCGTTTGCCGAAGGCGGCGCAGAGGCAGTAAGGATAAATTCGAGTGGCAACCTCATCCTCACCTCTGGCAAAAGCCTGATTAACTATGGCGCAGGCGGAATTACCAGTAACTCAGCCATCGGGAGCGATGCGCTTCAGGCCAACACCACAGGCTTCTACAACACCGCCAACGGAGTCCAAGCCCTCTACTCCAACACCACGGGCGACAGCAACACCGCCAATGGAATCCAAGCCCTCTACTCCAACACCACAGGCAACAACAACACCGCCAATGGACGAGAAGCCCTCTACTCCAACACCACAGGCAACAACAACACCGCCAAAGGAATCCAAGCCCTCTACTCCAACACCACAGGCAACAACAACACCGCCAATGGACGAGGAGCCCTCTACTCCAACACCACAGGCAACACGAATACGGCCTGTGGCTTTCACGCTGGTTACGGAGCCGCAGGAGTCAATGCCAATACAACTGGCTCCAACAATGTGTTCCTTGGCAACACGGCAGTCGGCACTTCCTCCACCGCATCCAACGTCATCACGCTGGGCAACTCTGCCATCGCCACCCTGCGCTGTCAGCAGACCTCGATCTCATCGTTGTCCGACAGGCGGGACAAGAAGGATATTGTCTCGCTGGCAAGCGGACTAAGCTTGATCCAAGAACTGCGCCCCGTCTCGTTTGTGTGGGACATGAGGAGCAAAGCCAAGGTGGGACAGCCTGAAATCGGCTTCATCGCACAGGAATTGCAGGAGGCGCAAGCCAAGTCCGGCCTGTCCGTCCCGCATCTGGTCAATGACGATAACCCCGAAAAACTGGAAGCCGCCCCAGCCACACTCATTCCCATCCTCGTAAAAGCGGTGCAGGAACTGTCTGACAAAGTAAACGAACTGGAAGCCAAACTACAAGGAGCCTAACCATGCCCACCGAAATCACCCTGCCAGAAGTTAACCCAGCCCAGCGGTATTCCGCCGCCTTGGACAGCGTGAACCTGATCGCCAACCGTCTAGCCGCTCCCTTGGCCAACCAGACCCAAGAGCAACGAAGGGGTGACGTGGACAGAAATGTCGAACACCTCAAGCTGGCCGTTGGCTGGGACATCTGGACAACCGAGGATCTGGCCCCGCTTCACTCGGCCATCCAATCAGGCACAAGCTGGCTGGAGGATAATTCCTAGTCGCCGCCGCTTCAAGGCCGCTTGAAATGAAATTCGACCTCTCGATTTCTGAAATCAACCTGATCCTTGGATCGCTGGGCAGGATGCCGTATGAGGCCGTGTTCGCTTTGATTGAGAAGATCCAGGCGCAGGCCAAGGAGCAGGCGGAAGGGAAATGACTTTATCTGAAATCGCCACCTACGCCGGGGAGAAAGTCGGCAAGACCGACTCTGACACCGTCACTTTCCTAAAGAAAGCGGCTTCGCTTAATTACCGCAGAGTCTGGAACTTTGCGCCGTGGCGCGAGACGGTGACGAACTCGACCTATTCTGTCTCGACCTCGACGCGCACCATCAGCCTGGGTTCCAACGTGGAGACACCTTTGGCGGTGGCTTACGGAAATGAGGAGCTGATGGCCGTGGATCTGCAAACCATCATCAGCCAAGACCCCGGCCTGCTTGACGCTGACCGCACCGGCACGCCCGCCAGCTATGTATTTCGGGGCCGCAACACCGGCGGCACGGCAGAGCTGGACTTGTTTCCGATTTTACAAACCAGCGGAACCACCACGCTTAAGGTGGTGCAAAAGCTAAAGTGCCTGACCAGAAACAACTATGTGGTCGATTTCCCGCCCTCCAACGATTCGGTCGATGACGAGCTTCGCCTGCCCCACGCCCATCAGGTTGTCCTAGACCTGACTCATGCCGACGCCCTTCAGCGGGAACGGCAGTACGAGAAGGCCGCCAGCGTGGTGCAGTCGGCCAACGCCGACCTGGCCGCCATGGCTAACTTTGAACTAAGCCAGGTGGGCAGTATCAAGACCATCACGCCGTCCAGCTTGGGCGAACTTTACCGCGAAGAGATAGAGTAAGGAGCCAAGGCGTGTACTACGTCACCTCGCTCGACGACCTGTTGGCCGTGGCCGGAACCGCCTCGTTTGAGGGCGGTCAGGTTTCCGGGCTTGTTCCCAACCTAATCGGCAACAACGCCGTCAGCGAAGCGCTCAACATGACGATCACTCCCAGCGGTAACTATCAAAGCCGCCTAGGGATTGAGACCATGTCCACCCGCGTATCGACGGCGGCCAGCGATGTGCAGGGGATGTTCTATTTCGACACGCCGACCATTGAGCAACTTCTGGTGGCCACCGACGGGACGCTGTACCGCTCGACCAGCGCCACCAGTTTTGCCACCACCAACGGCACGCATAGTTCAACCTCCGTGCAGGTGGAGTTTGCCCAGCTCAACGACCTGGCCTTCTATGTGGACGGGGCAAGCCAGCTTTTCAGGACGGATGGAACCACCTCGACGCGGCAAGGATCTAAGGTGGTTTCCATCACCGTGACCACGGCTGGAACCGGCTACACCGCAGGCACCTTTGCCGTGGCCATCGGCACCCCGGCTCTTTCGGGTGGAACCACTGCCACGGCGATTGCCACGGCGGCAGGCGGGGCCGTCACCGGCATTACCGTGACCAACGGGGGCAGCGGCTATATCACCGCGCCGACCGTGACCATCTCGACCGGGTCGGGCGGAAACCAGGCCACCGCCACGGCCACCATTCACCTTGCCCCCAACAACCTCAAGCTGATTAAGACCTTTACCAACCGCCTTTTTGCCGTGGGTACCGGCACGGAACGAAACACGCTTTTTGCCTCCGACATCCTTGACCCCGCCGTCTTCAAGGCAACCAATTCCATCATCGTGGGCGGGGATGACGGCGAGGACATCACCGCCATCCAGCCCTACTACGGCTTTCAGATGCTTGTCTTCAAGCCCACCAAGATTTATCTCGTCACGACTGACCCCACGGCCTCAACGGCGGCGGGATGGACGGTGCAGCAACTTTCTGATCGGATCGGTTGCGTGGCCGGAAGATCCGTGGCCTTTGTCAACAAGGACGTCTATTTTCTGGCCAACGACGGCATCCGCACCGTGGCACGGTCGTTGGCCGACAACTTCTCCACGGTGGGACTGCCTATTTCCGAGGGCGTCAAGGACATCATCGCCCGCATCAATAAAAACTTCATCGCCAAGGTCAACGGGGTTTTCAGCGATAACCGCTACCTCTTGGCCCTGCCGCTAGACTCGGCCACCACCTGCTCGCACGTTCTGGTTTACAACGCCATTTTTAACGCCTTTGAGGGTCTTTGGGATATTCAATCTTCCCGAATGACGGAGACAAATTTTTCCAGCGGCTTTACCACCAACACCGTCAAGCTGGCTTTCGGCTCCCCCATTGGTCAGGTGGGACATTATCTGGGCTACAAGGCCGAAAGCGGCCTAGACAACGACACCGATTACAAGGATTACGGCACCAGTTACACATCGCGCATCTTCACCAAGGCTTACGACTTTGACGATAAACTAAGCCTCAAGCATCTGTCCCACTACGAGGTTGAGTTTTTCTTCTCCGGCTCCACCAACGCGACCCTGTCCATGCGCCGGGACACCGACAGCAACGATGTCACCTTGGGGACGGGCGTGGACACGACCAGCGCCGGAGGGCTGACCCTGCCCCTAACTTTGCCCGCCACCCTTTCCAACCAGACCGTCAAG